GGTTAGCATTTGGGAGAACGAACCCTTACTAAAGGATAAGGATGCCGGGTCGACCATGAACCGCGAAGCAATAGCCCTAAGAAAGTCAGCGACCAGATTGTCAGCGAAATAGCATGCATAAGAAGCTGCAGAGCGAATCGCGCGCTGGATTTTTTCAGTTTCGGCCAAATATTTGTCATAGTAACGAGGTATCCGATAAGTATAGCCACCATTCTTAACATCAGCATCGAAGTTCCACGTACCAACAGAAAAAGAAGGACGAGGCTGAGTGCCAAGAAAATCACCAACACCGGGGCTGACGAATTTTCGAGTATAGCGGCGGTCGGAAAGCTTAAGACGAAGCTTGTCAGGTAATTCATAGTCATTCGTATTTAATTGTTTCACAACATATTTAACACAGTAACGGGCCCGTTTGGCTGTAGCTTTGCCAAGCCAAACAAAGCCAAATTTCGCAACAATCCGGCGAAAGTCATTGTAAAACATGCGCGGATCGAACAAAAATCCATGAAAATGAAGGCGGGGCTCGGAACCCGTTTGAGAATGGGTACCAAATTCTTGAAAAAACACATGCTTAATAGATCGTCCAGTAACGTGTCGAACCCGTTCAAACCACTTCCTCATGAAAGCTGTAGGGTCGTTAAGTGCCGCCTTATAGTAACGTGGAGCGATAGTTATCGTAACAAACCATGCCTCGCAATGTTCAGCACGACAGCGCGATAACTCTTGACGGATTCTAACATACCAATCATTGCGGAGCGCCTTAAGACATTCCTCACACTGACCACACGGGACGAGTAAGCGGAATCGGGCGACATCCCAAGGATTCTGAGCCAAATTACTCATTGGCAGTGAGATATCGTGGTCCTTTCTGGTATATCGACGATTAGCTATCCAAATAGGGCTGGTGCACATCACATAAAGGTTTTTCTGATAAAAAACCGAACAAAAGGGTAATATGCTCTATACTTCTTACAACAAGCATCCGCATCGTCGAGAGACTTGAATCGAGCGAATGGAACAAGAGCAGAACGAGCTCGCATTGCAACAACTTCATAAGCAGTCCCTACGTGTCCGTCATCGTGGACTACCAAGTTCACGGGACGGCCCATAACGAAAAAATTAATTGAATTCATGAGCATCTCTTTAAAAAAAAGAAGGAGAGGTCCGATAATTTAGCAATATCTCTCTCTCCTTCCGTCGTCTACCATTTAAAGAACCTTGCCCAGTAAGGGCCGAACAACGCGACGACTTCCGTTATTCTTCTTTTTCCGACGATTTTTCATATGGAAAATCATTTACGGTGAATACCAGAAGATTAGGCATAAGCATACATGAATCCCACTCGAGACCTAATGAGCCGACAATTTCACAAAGGTCATCGCCGCTGACATATTTCTGGTTCGGCGCGAGCGGATTTTCTTTGACACACGTCCAATCACAAACAGTACTAGCTGGCCAACGATCCGTGGGCGTGAATTGATCGTCAATAATTTCGCCGAGAATGACGGAGTAGGAGTTGGTCGTGGGGATCGGTCGAATGACCATTTGGAAAGTGACTTTCTGATTTTCTGTGTTTTTCATGATAAAATGGTTTTTACGTTGAACATTCGATATAACAAAAGTAGAAAAAGATTTCAAATATTTCAAATGTTTTGCAACTTTTTTTTGCGAAACTATCTGCGAGGTATGTAACTCCTTCGAACAGAAGTACCTCCAATGAATTCTCCGTGTCGATCGGAGTAAGAGGTTGTTTGCTCAAAATCGGTGGGCGCGGCTGCGCCTCGCCCGCGTGTCACAACAGCGGCTGCGGCCGCTGCAATCACAGTCTTGGCCATAGAATAACCAAACTGATTTTTCTGTGACCTGATATTGAACCAGTTAGCAGGGAGTTCTTGTCCAGCCGATGCAGCACCGAGGCCAAGGAGATACTCCTGAATTTGTTTGCCAGTCATCTTCCGAGTCTTTCCAGTAGGACGACCTTTCTCATCCACCTCGGGAACGTCCACAGGGGTTGTCCAGTTGACTGAAAACCAGTTCTCAAGATCCGCAAGATTGATCTCAGCTTGCTCACCAAGGAGGCGATCGAGGGAACCACGAGAATTGGCGGCGAAAGCCTGCGCGAGGGTAAGAGCAAGATTGGCGGCTACCATTTGCTCCATAACAGGTATTTCGGCGTCGTTGAGAGCCTTAAGATGTCGATATTCCTCAACAGACCGAGCGTAGTCAGAAACGACCTGCTGAAATTGGTAAGTGGCAGTCAGGTTGGAATATTGAGCAATAGACTGCTGAATACGAGCAAGGGCATCGTCATAAGCCGCTATAGCCTTCTGATCGGTGACTTTATGCTGAAGAAGCTGCCGGGAGAGATCAGCCATTTGCCGGTAATGATCTTCGCCCTGCGTCTCATTCTCAATGCGAGTGGCTTGGGCAGCAGAGAGACGAGCATCCTCCTGTGCCTTTCGTTTTGTGGCATCCAGAAGGGCGTTCTGAGCAAGAGCGGTAGGATCACCTGAAAAAGCGGGCGCGGAACCGATGGAACCACTGGCCGAAGGTCCACCAGCAGAAGGTGCCGAACCGGAACCCGTGCCGATTGTAGCACCAACAGATGCGCCGGACTGACCAAGAACTGCAGCCGGACTGATACCAGCCTTGGCAAAGCGTTCGAACACTTTAGACGGGTCGTTGTAAGCATTCTCATAATCGAACATCGATTTATCGTGTTTCAACTGATACTCAGCGCTTTTGGCCATCTGTTCAAGAGCATACTGCTGTTGTAAAGCCATCTGCTTTTGAGCGTATTTCCATTGACGTTTGGCCGAAATGCCACCAAACAATGCGTTACCGATGCCGGAACCGCCAGCACTACCGAAGGAAGAGGCAGCTCCAGAGGCGGCCGACATGCCTAATCGAGCAATAAACGAAGGATCAGCCATGGCTATTTTCTTTTGAAGTTACCGGTTTGCTGATAAATAATAGTAGTCGTGAGTGTATCACCTGACTTGTAAGTTGACGCCGATTGACTAACGCGATGTGACGTACTACAGCTAGCAAAAATGGCAACTGCAGTAATTGCAAAAATTAAAACAATCCATACAATTGCCTTATTTTTGTTCATTTTCTGATTCTTGCCGAGCTCATGAGTTACCTCATCGAAAGAATTTTTAGTTGATTTTTCCTGTGTTGTCATGACTTTGATGTTTTGAAGTGAAAGAACGATAGAAAGATTGCGCGCCGTTCAAGCATTCTCTGCCTTTTTCCTTCCCTGATTCACGAACCCTCAGGGAGGGGGCCGCGCACATATCAAAGAACGTCAAGTAAAGGCCCTTCGGGCTCTTTCTTCAGAGAACGTGATCGTCATTCAGAATGCTGAATATCAACAAGAAACGCAGTAGTCTCCTCATCGTCGATTTTTGGTATTATAGGGGAAGGAAAGGGGACAAGCCCCAATCCTTCATTTTGTAGAGGTTTTTGTACGGCCTATTAGCCTTACGGCCGGCCTATACCAGCCTTCACTGTGCTACGGCTGGTCGATGGAGCCTTCGGCAGAGGTGCCAGTCTTCTGCGAAGACGGCTTTTCAGAAGGCCGGGAATCGAGAGCTGAATCCACCAGTTCCTGTCCGACTTCGAGTCCGTCGAACTTATCCATACGTGAATAGGCGTTTGGATCGAAATCGATATCAGGATCGAAACGATCGAGAGCCGACTGTGATCCACCTTCAAATTTGGCGTCAGGAGCGCCGGGTACGAGATCGACGATTCCTTCACCCGAAAGAACCGACATAATACGCTGCCCGCGAGACATATAAGTCTGAAGCGGTTCAGAAAAATTACTGTGTAACATGGCTAACGGTTTGCAAGACGTGTTGCGAATGATTTATTGACGAGATTCCTCTTTTGTACTGAATACGAGAGGTTTACGAAGAAATTATCCTGTGTATCCGCGACGAACGGAGTGTTTACCGTGGAAATGTCCGTAAAAAGGGTGGGTATTTCAGAAAACGCGTGAGTAATAGTGTTTTCAGGAATACTTATGATACTTCGGCTTTGTATCCACCGCTGAAGATCACCGTCTGATGTACTAAGCGAGCCGAATTGGCCGAGAGCTTCATCGTACGAAGCGCGAAACTCGTTAAAACAGGGCTCGCGATAGACCGTGACATCAGGCGTCGTTGTCGTAAATGATGCTGGGCCTGTGGAAAAACGAGTAAGCGGAACGTCCTGATAACCAATATCATTATACAGCGGATTGAAGTAGTCAGCACCCTGATAGCGCAAATGATCCGGTTTGATATTTTGCCAGTAGTAAACCGGCCGAATGCTTAACATATCAATCATATAGCCGGGCTCTCTGAAATAATAGGACTGTGCCCGACCGAGTTTAGCATTGAAAGCGATCGAACCACCTTGCTGAGCGAGAGCCGTAGCCTTCACATTGCCGCTAGAAGCGCCATTCATTGTGGCAAAAACAATCTGTGCATTGACGGTCTGGGATGCTGAAAAAAGAAGCTTCGGACGATCTACATGCTCGATGCGTGAGGCGAAGAAAGTCTCCAGCCAGTCGCTATAGCGAGATCCTCCAGCACCAAGAAGATCCTTGTACTCTTGCAGGCGGCTGGCGATAGCCAACTGCGGAACGGTGAAGGCTGAACTAATGTTCACGGCATCTCCACTTGTGCCGGCGGGCAGCATGCGGGAAAACCGGTCAGGACTAGCCGGGACGACGGCCATAGGATGAAATTGAGCAAAAATGTCAATCATTGATATGGGACCGGTTGGCGAACCTTGTTCGCCTGTAGGAACCTGCCCATTAGGATGTGTCGTATCGGCGGCTCCATTGAACAATGGGGTGACCGGAATAGATTGCTCTACATCTGTTTTGTCTGGACCGAGTTCCGTGTCGGTATCTGAATTGATGATCTGATAAAGGAGGCCCATTCTGTTGTAAGTCAGATTACTAGACAAGACCGATCCGGGATAAAATTGGCTTTCAAAAAAATAGTCGAGAAACGATAAATCGCCGTAACGCTGGAAAAAATAAGACGACTTACCTTTATATTTTATCTTGTACCTTGTATTAACCGAATCGTAAAAGGCACCCCAAGAACCGGGCCACGCGAACGAGTAGAGCGGATACTGACTGTAGCTATAAAAATTCCGGACGATGTCCCAATATGCAAGGTATGAGTCAGCGGTCACCCACGACGTCGCACTAAGGTGTTCGGCAGAAAGAAAACTTGCAGCCTGAGAATTATTTGCAATAGGATTTCGCTGGGCAACACGCAGCCAAGCCATAAGAGAATTTGGATACGCATTACCTTGATTCAGAGCATTATCTCCCCTGTGATTCACAAACGTACGCAAAAAATTAAGCGACAGATTGTTCATGTCAAAGTCCGAACTGTTCGCGCGCAGTTCCGGGTGGTAGAGCTGGAGAGGCACCCAAAAACGATGAAGGCGAACCGTGTACGGATTGAACGTCGGGACCGCCAACGGGTTACTACGAACATCGATACCTTGCGCGATCTTCACACGATCGCGGGCGTTAATGAAGTCGATTCGCACCGGATAGAGGACGCCGGGTGTACATGTAAATGCCTTAGACTCAGGCACATCATAACGCGAATACCCATTCACGGTATGAGAAATAAAAGGTTGTTTACCCATAAACTAATGATTTATTGAAGATTACGTCTTCCGGAGGTTCGAGGCCAAACGCCTGCTTCCAGACCGGAATAACTTGCTTGAAAGCCTGTACAATGAAGGGACGACCCATGTATTTTTTTGATTCAGAGTACTTCACATAGGTTAGCATTTGGGAGAACGAACCCTTACTAAAGGATAAGGATGCCGGGTCGACCATGAACCGCGAAGCAATAGCCCTAAGAAAGTCAGCGACCAGATTGTCAGCGAAATAGCATGCATAA